TCCCGACCAAAAGCCGTCAGATGTGCCGTAAACACTGAGGATTTGCCTTGGTCGTAGTCAAAATGGTCGGTACAATTTCGGTATCATTCCTATACAAATTATTAATAATAGGCTGTATCTGAAAAAAAAATTAAGATATGGCTAAAAAAAATTATGCTCCAAATTCGAATGACACAATTCTTAGCAGTGTCATTGGCTGGAAACCTCCAGTTTTGCATCAGAAATCAGAATGTTATATCTCCTTCTTGGCGTTTGATCCAGGAGTCAACCGCATGAGAAAGAAAAAAATTATGCTTGACCATATCAAGGGCAAGCGGAACCAACGTGTCTATGCCGACCAGATTATAAAAAAACTCACCGAGAAACTTATGGCAGGATGGAATCCTTGGATTGAGGAGCTGCAGCCCCTGGAATATACTAAATGGGACGACGTGCTCGACAGGTATAAGTCTTATCTGGCCAAAATGTGCAACGAGGGTAGTATGCGTGAGGAGACTTATGTCGACTATAGCAGTCGTCTCAGGATCTTGGAAAAATGGAAGCAAGAGAAAAGAATAACTCTCAACTACTCCTACCAATGGGACAGAGGTAATGTTAGCAAGTTCCTGGACTACATTTTCATCGACCGCAATAATACAGTCCTGACACGCAACAACTATCTTGCCTGGACTAAGAGCTTCTCAGCTTATCTTTTAGCTCGAGGATATATACCTAAGAACCCTACAGAAGGTCTGGAACGTATAAAGAACCGTCAGAAGAAAAGCAGAGATGTCATACCGGATTGCACTATGCAGCTCATCAGAGATTATCTGATGGAGCATAACAGGCACTATCTGCTGGCATGTGAGATCATCCACTACCTCTTCATCCGCCCTCGAGAGATGTCCTATCTCAGAATCTGCGATATCCATGTAAAGACTCAGACAATCACTCTGCATGGAGAGAACACGAAGAACGGCAATGATGCCGTGATCACCTTGCCGACTCATGTCATCAAGCTGATGATGGAACTCAACATCTTCTCACACCCAGGGCAGGACTACCTCTTCTCTGACGGTTTCTGTCCAGGACCAGAGAGAAAGAACGAGAAAATGTTCAGAGACTACTGGACTCGTGTCCTGAGAAAGGAACTGAAACTCTCACCTCGCTTCAAATTCTATAGCTTGAAGGACACAGGCATCACCAATATGCTGCGGGCCAATGCCGATGTCTTGTCGGTCAGAGACCAGGCGAGACACTCATCTATACTCATCACAGACATCTATACGCCTAAGGATATACAGACGGCGAATGAGTATATCAAGAACTATCAGGGTATCCTATAATATTAATAAGGTGGAGAGCTAACTGCTCCCCACCTTATTATATATATTATGATAGCATATAAAAATATCCCGTGTAAACTGGCTCGATGGCATCGTCCTTGACTTCCATCTCTATCTTCTCGCACACATATTTCTTGTTGCGTATGATGTATATCTTGGATGGATCCGGTATCTCATCTGACTGAAACTTGACCTCCATGCAGTTTTTATTGTCTATTCTGAGAGCATTATCATGTAAGCAGCCTAGAGTAACAACATCATTAGTAGATTTCGTACAAATCGACAGAGAGTAAGGATACTTGTCTTTAAATGTTCCTCCTCTGTTCCCACCAAATCCTCCTTCGGTACTACCACAATATTCTTTATTTATTCGGTAGTCGGTTTTGAATTTTGGCCACCTAGACTTCGCTCTAACCCAACTAAATTTGTTGTCATCCTGTACTTCTCCTGGAATAATGAAGAATATATTCATGCATTCCTGATCATCTTCGGATTTGTCGAGTGTTGACTCATTATCAATCGCATCCTGCACGGATGTGTAGCTGAATCCGTCATCATCAACATCGCACTCTTTTGAATCCGGCTCCTTATCATTAGGTATTGAAAGAAGGCATCGCTTCTCGTAGTAATTATCTTCCAAGATTGCTGTTTTGAAATTGATATCTTCTACAACTTGTGCTGCAGGAGATATGTTAAGTTCAACATAGTCATCAGAAGAACTGTCCCTGATTAATGGTGACCAAACGCCTGCCAGCTGCCATGTTTTCGAACCCTCATTCTCTACATATATGTAGTAACTACCATTACACTCAATGATGGTCTGTCTTTTTTGTTTTTCAGACCATGACTGTGTTGTCCCTTGGAACTGATTTTGCGGGTCCAAGGTAGCTGTACTATGGACTATTTCAAAATTCTCGAAGACTTTTTTGGAAATAACTTCATAGTTATCTCTGTTTGCAGAATCCCCCAGATTATACTCCAGATTTGCTGTAGATGACGTGGAGAAGGATCCGTCTTCGTCGTAGTCCGTTGTGTATTCGGCCAGAGGCTCAATCGCTACGGAATCTGCGGTTATCAGCTCTGATTTTTTGATAACAGAACAAGTTTTTTGGATATCATCAAAAACAATGGTGGCATTGAAAAGCTTTCGAAATTCCTCTATAAAAGTATAGCTCGACCAATGAGGAAGTGCCCTTCGCAGCTCACGAGTCTTGTAGGCCGATGCGATATACAGGAGGTTCCACGGCTTGCAGTCGAAGTCGTTGAGCTTGAGCGTGTATCCCTCATATTCTACCACTTTACGGAAGATATACATTAAGTTTGGCTGAACAGCCAGGTTCATGATAAATGGTGCATTGTAGCCAATAAATCCTTTCGTTTTATCTACTCCGACAAAATTGGCAATCATATCATTTGTTTCGTCCCGTACAGGAACAAAACACCATTTACCCTCTACTCCCAGGAACTTCGATTTATCATCATCCAATCTATAGATGTCATTAATCTTCGGAAGACCTTTCCATCCTTGAGACCAGCCCTTATCAACTGTATAACCGGGCTTGTCAGCTGTGCCAAACGGAATCTCATCGATGTAGTGCTTGGTCATGCGGTCGTTGAACTTGATGCGGGACTTGCCTCCGACTATCTGCAGTTTGATTTCTTTCTCATTCACGGAGAGTATGGTACCGACACCGCTCATGATGAGCTGGCTGTTACAGTACAGCTTGCAGTCATCGTATTTGGCGATATTCTTCTTGACTTCCAAGCGTGAGACATTTTTGAATATGACACGGTTCTCCAGTATATTCATGGGGAAGGTGATGTCATAGGTGTACTCACCATCATCGGTGACATACTGGTTGGCGTATGTCACCTTGATGGATGATGTAGAAATGGGATAGGCCTTATGGCCATTGATGATGCATGTTATCATATTCCACTACTTATTGTTTAAAATGCGCTGATAATCCTGCAGTCTGCGGTGCAGACCTCTACGTCCAGATATCGGAACCTCGACCTCAATGCCATCGTCAAGAGTCTGTGTCAGACGGCTGACGGCTGCATTGACACCATCGAGGGACTGGCGTACTTCGGTGTTGTCATTGTTAACATTGACAACAGGAGCCACCACGGTACTGCTGCCCTGTCCCAGAGAACGTGTGATATCAGCAGCGGTCAGCGAGCCAACAGTATTGGTGCGCTGGGCCCTATCGATGAGGTCAAGAGCCGGACGGATGGATGAGTTGTTGACGGCATTGTGATTAGCCACGAACTCACCTTCATGTACGACACCTGCTTCCTTTCTGTAGCGGTTACCTCCGGTATATCCACCCTCATAGTAACCTGCTGCCTCTGCCTGGTGCTGCTTCTTGATAGCAGCAAGCTGTATCATACCTGCAGCTGTGGCCATACCTGCTGCAATAGGAGCTAATGTCCAACCTATTGTTGGTATAGCTGCAGCAGATGCATAGGCATTGATAGCAGACATTGCTGTAGATGCTATCGCCTGCGCAATTTCTATCTTCATAGCTTTTTTGTTAGCCTTCGACTTGGCTGCAGCCAGTTCCTTGTCACGCTTCTCTTCCAACTTTTTCTTTTTCTTCGAGTTTTTGCCAGCTGCAGCAATCTGTTTCTCGTAGTTCTTGGAGATTTTGGCTTGCTCCAGGTCTGAGCATGCCTGAGCGTATGCTGACGCAGAAGAAAGAATGTTGTTGATGCCGTTGTATGCCGCAGATGTCTGCTGCACCATGTTGTCGAGGAAGTTGGCTGTCACCTGCGCTTTCGCCTGCATGTATGCAGCATGGTTCTGCTTGTCGTTGCCATACAACTCCTTCAACTTCTCCATGGTGTTCTGGTAGTTCTGAATCTGTGAAGAGAAGTATCCACCCAGAGTTGCATTGCCGGTCAACTGGGACTCACCTGCTGCAGCCCTGGCGCTGTTGACCATCTCTGATGACTTATCATTAATCTTCAGCTGAGCGCTACCAGCACCATGATCATCAGCATCAATCTGCGCTCTCTGTGCAGCGAACTGCTTGGTTATCTCCAACTTCATCTGCTGATATTCCTCCTCCTTGATCAATCCCTGCTTGTAGAGATTGTCAAGGCCATTGAGGTACATGGTCTCCTGTGCCTGCAGGTCTTGCTTACCGAACTGCTGGCGGAGTTCACGCAGCTGGTTCTGGTATGACTCCTGCATCTGCAACTGGTGGTCGAGCTCAGCCTGTTCCATCTCAGCCTTCAGATCCAGCCACTCCTCGCTGCCCTCTCTGTCTTTGTAGAGTGCAAGACGTTTTTTCATGGCTTCGACATCATTCTTATATAGGGCTTCATTGAGAGCGGTATCATTCTGATAGATTTTCGAGTTGACATCATAATATTGCGCTTTGATGCTAGCCTCCTTCTGGAGGCGTTCACGCTCAATGGTCTGCTCATTCATCTTCTGAATGGCAGCATCATGCTGCTTGACAACATTGACCTGGTTGTCAAGTAACTGCTTGTACTCATTGCTCTCAGCACCATACAACTGCTTCAGCTTGGCAAAACCCTTAATCTGGATGTTTTGACGGTCATCGATGAACTGCTGATAGGTTTTCTTGCCTTCTGCATAGGCTTTGGCGTTGTCTGCCATCAGTTCGTTGGTCTCAGCCTTGATGCTATCTGCTGCTTTCTTATGCTTGCGTTTGGCTTGTGCCTCACGCTTGCGTGCTTCTGCTGCAGCTGCCTTCTTTGCCTTGACACGAGCCTTGCGCTCTTTTTCTGAAACCTGATGAGTGCCGGCTGTCCTCTGCTTCTTAATGATGGTACCATCATTGCCCTTGCCATTGTAGCCATTGTTGCGCCATGGCTCCGGATCATTGATTTCGAAGTGCTGGGACTCCAGCTGATTAATCTTATCGATGAGCTTCTGCTGGTATTGCCTCTCTCTCTCAATTTCGTGGTTTACAGTCTCCCTGAACGCTTCTCTGTTATCAGATGCTAAGTTTAGCATCTTTGTTTTTCTACCTGCAAATGGATTAATACGTCCCCAAACTTTTGCCCAAAAACCACGCTTGTCGTTGTCTGCTTCGCTAAGCAAGTCTTCATTTTCAGCCTGCTTAGCTATAGACTCAGCCAGTTTCTTCTGCAAGCCATCGATGACGATCTTCTTTTTCATCCAGTCGATGTAGGACTGGATCTGCCTTGTTGCTTGACCGGTGCGCACTGCTTCCTCGGTGATGTTGCCGAGGTGTTCACGCATCAGCTTGCCGTTGAGTTCCTCCAGGGCTGCCTTGCGGTCTGCCTCTGCACTGGTGTTGGACTGGATAGTAGAGACGAGGCGCATGATGGCTGCCTCCTCGTCTGCAGCTTGCTTGTTGGCTTCAGTCACGGCATCATTGTAGTCACGCTGAGCCTGCTCAGCTGTGCTCGTCTCCTTGGATAAAGTAACGATTGCTGCTGTGAGGCCTACGACAACAGCTATCACGGCTGTGATAGGGTTGGCCAACAACACTTTGTTCCATAACATCTGCGCTGCGGTGGTCAGTTTTATCTCCTTGGTGAGCGCCATTTGAGCGATTGCCATGGTCTTCAAGGCTGATGTTTTGAGACTCATCAATAAGGTGTGCGCCTTCTCCTTGATAATCATGATATTGAGCCATGCCATCTGCGCCTTATCTACGATTAGCTTAGCCTTAGACATAGCTGTGTATGTGACGATAGCCGCAGTCAATACTATCAGGATGCGCCAATACTCTTTGACGAAGTCAACGAGTGTTGAGAGTGCCCGGACACCGAGACTTGCTGCAGATATGCAATATCTTGCAGCAGGGTAGAGTTTTTGGCCTAGCTCTATTGAGAGGTCGAGGAACTTCTTGCTCGCCTTGTCAAGTTGAGCCTGTACACTCTCGTTTTGTGTCTCGAACTCATTGAGGACGGACGTGCCTTCTGCATAAGCTTCGCTGGCAAGGTTCTGGGCAGACTTGATATCATCGAGCTTGTCTGCGAGGACGGTGAGGACACCTGTCGCTCTGGAACCATCCATCTTCATCTCCTCGAACATAGGTGCGAGGTCTGCGAATCCACCCTTAGCTCGCATGGCTGCCAAGAATTGTAGGAGAGCGCCATTGGCGTCCTCCTTTAACGTCTTTGCGAATTCCTTGACATTGAGACCTGCAATCTGAGCAAACTTTGCGGAGTCCTGGAACATCTTGGCCAGAAGGTTCTGCACTGCGGTTGCAGCAGTCTCGTCTTGCTGCATGTTCTGGTCGAGGACAGAAGCGAGACCCATGATCTGAGCCTGTGTAAAGCCTGCCTGCTTGCCGACACCAGCCACACGGGCGGTGAAGTCAACGAGATAGCCGGCAGAGGCAGAAGAATTCTGCGCCAACTCATTGACTGCAGAACCTGTTGCCAACATGGCGCCTCGCAGACCTTTGGTCTTGTCTTCGCCGAACATCTGGGCGAGTTTACCGATTTGAGAGACTGCTTTATCGCCGAGGTCATCACCGAGTGCAACATTGATTTTATCCGCTCCATCGACAAACTCCTCAACTGCAGCAGTCGATGTGATGCCGAGTCTTCCAGCATCTTCGGCTAGTTGGTTGAGCTTCTGGCGAGGTGTGCGGGTATCCATCTTCTTGAAGTCTTCGTTCATACGCTCGACTTCCTCGGCTGCCTGCCCAGTGTACTTGCGGACGTTGGTCATCTCATCGTCCATCTTGGCATACTCCTCCACACACTTCTTGACTGTGAAGGTGATGCCGGAGATGACAGCGACTGCACCTAGAGCTAATCCCTGCATACGGTTGAACCAGTCAGCAGAGCGCTTAATCCAGGACTCCTGGGCTACTCCTTCGGCTCTGACCGCCTGCAGTTCTGCCTTCAGCTGCTTCGCCTTCAGCTCCATCTGTTTGAACTGCTCGGTACCACGCTGCATGCCCTGCATCTGCTGATTGAGCGCCTTGATGGAGTACTCCAGGTCACGGATGGATGAGGTTTTGAGGTTGGCCATGGTGTTGTTGACGAGCTGCATCTGCCTCTTGGTCTCCTTGATATCCACATTTGTGCGGTCAATTTCCTTGTCATACTGCTGCATGAGGGTGACCACCTTCTGCTCGCTCTGTCGGATGCGTTCCAGCTCTGCCTCGACCAGCTTCAGCTGCGAAGCTCGAGAGGCGTACATGGTAGATGTCGGGTCGTAGTCAGCCATCTGACTACGTAGCTTGGAAGCTGTGAAGTTGAGGTCATTGAGTGAAGCATGTTTCAGGTTTGACACCGTTGCGGTCATGCGTCTCGCTTCCTCATCAGCCTTGCGTGTTGCGCCCTTCAGGGCAAGCATCTGATCCTTGACCTTTGAGAGTTGTGCATCCAGCTTGGCGAAGTCTGAAGGGTCAGATGCTGCCTTCATCTGCCCCTTCAGATGTCTTGCTGCCTTCTCCAGCTGTCCGAGGCTTGCACTAGACAGGTTGTCGAGTGTCTCCTTGACGCTCATGGTTGAGTTCTTGAATTGCTTCATCTCTCGCTCTGCGGCCTTCAGATCCTTGGCGAGGGATGCGCCTAAACGGGAATCGCCCGCCGAGAAGGCTTCCTGTTTAGCCTTCTTCAGACGAGCGACTCTGTCCTCCAACTCTTTGAGTCGGTTCTTTGCCTCCTCTGAGTTGAGCTTGATGACTGTTGTATATACCTCTTGTCTTGCCATTATCGGTTGACTTGTATATAGCTGTTATATAATATGTTGGAATGGGGATTGAAGTTGATGACCTTGACATCATAGCCTTTGGTGCCCCACCGCCACCAGAGGAATCTGTGCTTGTACTGCCTGTAGACGATGGTCTGGAGGCTGTCTCTCGCCTTGTATGTCAAGATAGAGTCAGCCGTATTAAGACGGAAACTGAGCCATCGGTCGCTGTAGGTATAGACCGAGTCGCTGCGGTCAGTCTTGACCGTATCAGCAGTACTCAGACTCGTGCGCTGGTCTGCCAAGACCTGGCCAAGACGAATGTCCAGGTCATGGAGCAGTTGGCGGTCGTAGGCCTGAATTTTGTACTCCTCAGCCGGCATCTGCAGCACCTGCTGCGTGATGACCGTGAGCGAGTCTCGGATGGTGTCTCGCTCGGCTGGAGCATACTGAAGTTTCAGCCCATTGAGCTGTTCTCTCAGTTCCTGCTCCGCTCGCTGCTGTCGATGGTCAAAAACCCAGAAACAGGCGATGATGACCAATATCACCGATATGGCCATGATGATTGACTTGAGATGTTTCTGCATAATCCTTGATGTTAAATGTCGGCATATTCCGGAATTGCGTCGAAGCAAGGACACTCCTTGATGCGCTCCCATGGATCGACCACTCCATTGTGGTTCTTGTCAGGCGAGATGTCACGATGTCCCATGATCTTGGCTTCAGGGTAGCGGTTTCTCAATTCCTTGAGCAACTCACGCAAACCTAGTTTCTGTGCCTCTGTGCGGTTGTCGATAGCCTTGCCTGTGCGGGATATTCCACCCATATATGCCACGTTGACTGAATCGAAATTGTGCCCCTTGACTCCGTTGGACGGCAGGTCTTCTGTCATGAGCTGCGTGTACTTGCCATCAGCGGTTACGACCCAGTGGTAGCCTGGATAATGCCAGCCTTTATTTCTAAACTCCTTGAGCAAGGCATCGACAGACCATGACTGTCGGCTTGCTGTACAATGTACGAAAATTTTCTTAATCTTGCGTGCCATTTTTATTGTTAAAATATTTATTGATAATGTCTTTAACTCTGGTGTCAAAAGTCAGTGCGAAACCAAAGACGGTTGCCACGTAAACCAGACTCTGCCCAAAGTACCACAAGACGTTAGACGTGACGTCGTGGGACATAAAAAAGCTGATGTACACAAGCACAATGCCAGCAAGCAGTACTATGCCAGCAGAGCTGTAGTGTATCCAATCCTTGGTATTTCTCTGCATATCTGTACCTGATTAAATCTGGCACAAAGGTACATATAATATAAGATATATAAAAATACGGCAGGAAGAACTATTGCCCTCCTGCCGTATCTGATAACTATGAGATATCCCTGTCGAGTAACTCTCTGGCCATCTGCTTAGCCTGCTCTCGCCACTCCTGGAATACCTGGTACTCTGTCTCGTGCTCTTGGTTGCCATCTCCATGGTTGCACAGGATGGCTTCGACATCGCTCTGGCTGTACTTAGTACGAACCAGACCATTCACGAACTCGCGATAGCTTGCCGACTCCGCCTCAATCTTGGTTGAGCCGTCAATCTCTGTCCCCTCATAGCTGTAGGCTGTCACTGTCTTACTATCATCATCAGACTCCGACATGTTGGCGTCTGGGTGATAGTTTTCAACTCTCTGCTCGCTCAGGAACAGGAGAAAATGCTTGCTGTCATATCTCAAGTATGACATGCGGCAAAGATAAAATTTCTTATGCATCTAGATAAACTTATAGAATTTCTTGCCAAATTTATTGGTGAGTTCGGCGGCAACGGTGTAGAAGCCCTTGTCCAGCAGTTCCCACTCCTTGCGTGCCTGATCTACCAAGATATCTGAGCCAGTAAAGAGCCACCACGACTCTGGTTGCCACACCGGCTCCTCAATCTCATCGCCATGTTCATCGAGTTGTCCTGTCTTCCGGACGTGATCGATGAAACGGAAGCGGATGGCTAGGCGGTCCTTAGGCACCTTCTTGGTGACTATGTGCTTGACGCCCTGGTCGTCAACTTCTTCAACCTGCTCCATCTTGAAGTCGACTCTCGACTTATCTATCTTGTAATCCTCTATGAGGATGAGGAACTTGTCATAGTCCTCAATATTGTGGCACAGGATATCGCCTGGATGCTTCTTCTGTGCCATGCTCATGCCCTCGAAGGGAACCTCTCCCTTGCGAGCCTTCACAATCTGACCATACTTTTTCATACCGATTTTATTTAATAAGTTTTTTGTATCTGCGTGTTTGGCTAGGCCAAGCCTGGAGGCTGCCTTGCGCCGGATCTGTTCATCGTTAAGTCCACGTTTGCGCAATCTTGCCACCTGGGCACAGAGTGCCTGCTTGGTGCGCTTGCGCAAAAGGGCATGGTCGGCAAAGATCTTCTGTCCACAGAAGTCTATGCCGTCACATGTACGATGAATATTCCAACTCTTATTGATGCTCAGCTTCCAGTCTCTAGCCAAGTGCATGACTGCAAGCTCCGCCATGAGGCGTAAGAAGACCTTATCTTCATGCATGATGAAGATATTGTCCATGAATCTATAATAATGTTTGAGCCCTTCGCGGCAAAAATGGTCGAAGCGCTCATTGAGGGATTTTACCCCCCCACATTTAAAACGATAGCTTGCTGCTCCGAGCGGCATGTGAGGAGCATGTCCGTGACGTACCGAGCCTGCCAGTAGCCATGTTTTTCGGGGTCTTGGAGTATATCAAAACACCGCATGGCGAGATAGTCAAACCTCGCCAGAAACAGTTGCCCCAAAAGTTGTGTAAGCTTGACGCCCAGCACTATGCCGTTGGCATAGCTGTCAACGACCTCGTCGATGAATGCAAGCAGCTTGCGGTCCTTGATATACAACCTGTACTCTCTCTTGAGCAGATTGTGCTCAACATGCTGGAAATAATGATGTATATCCATGGGCAAGCAATAGAATGTCTCTAGCTGTGGCGAGGTATAGATGTCCTGCTTGATAATCTTGTAGAAGAAATGCGTGCCACGCCCCTTGGTACCAGCTGGACTGTTGAAAGGAATCTTGGCTCTCAACTTATCTTCACTGGTGTGCATGGCTGCATGCTGAATGACATGATCGCCAACAGGCAACTTATTGACTATACGATGCTTGGGTTTTTCAACCGGCTTGGCCTCATAGTCTGATGTATGCCATGTCTGATTAACATATGCATTTAGCAGGGCTTGAAGATTTGTTTCAAACTCTGCCTCAAACGCTTGTACTGAGAGACGGGACTTCTTGTGCCTCGAAAAATCAAAAAATGCTTCACGAAAATTTTGCAAAGTCTCAACCGCCTGTGAAATGTTACCTAACCTCTTCACTTGCTTAAAATTTTATTTATATAAAAAAAGGTCGGTGTCTGATAAATGTCGGTGTCTGTGTCTGTTGTCTGCTTTTCTAATGTCCTAACTTTCGACCGGATGACCCATTGCCATCATCTACTTGCTATTCTGCTAAAGTGTATGTTTTGCCATGAGGCAAGGCCTGACTCCCGAAATCTCTGCAGCTAAGCAAACTAACCTGCAGTATCTTGTTAAGTTGAGGGCCGCACCGTAGTTCACATTGGAATCCGAGACAGCATTGTTCACGTTGAGCGTCGAAAGACCGCATTGACCACCATTGTCAGCGTTGCCACCGCGAAGACACAGGCGAAAACCGGCGCAGGAATCACAGCCTGGTTTGAAAACCGCCTGCAAAGGTACTGAAAAAAATCGGAATGAAAGAATGTCAAAGAGCGAAATTTCAAAAAAATCGACCGCCCAAGGGCGGTAGGGTTTGCTCGCTACGCTCGCAGGGTGCTCAGGATTGCCCTTGGCTCCGCTTGGGAACCTTGGTCAATCCTGCACACTCCTGCTCACGTCAGCACACCTCTGAACACTTTAGGCCGCCTCGTAATACACTGGTTCCAATGACCACTCGGATGCTGCTTCGCAGAGGGCCGCACCGCAGTCCACAACGGAACCCGAGACAGCAAGGCACACGAGGAGCGCCGAAAGACCGCATTGACCACCAGAGCCAGCGCTGCCACCGCGAAGACACAGGCGAAAACCGGAAGTAGCGTTTGACGTATTCCAGAAATAACCTGTCGAATAGGTTGACTCTGTAGCACCAATCTGCGTACAGAAGTTCTCTAGATGTTCCATCGACAAGGTCTTGATATATCCTTCACCACCGCCAGGTGACTTGCTCAACGTCTTCATGCCGGTAGCATTGCCGATAGTCCAGGAGCCGTAAATAGACGGAGCGACCAGGTGGGTCATGGTCTTGTCACTATTCACCTGGCAGAACTCATCATCCATCATTCGCCATAGATTGCCAAAGCCGTTCTTATAACCGAAGAAACATGGTATCTTGGCATTATAGACCGTTGCCCCTGCATCATTTTTTACGGCATAGGTCGCTTCTCCACATGAATCACCAAGTTCAATGCCTGCACTCATTGGTGCAACTGGTCGCCAACCATTGTAGGCTTCCCAGTTCTGCATCTGCGTCAAGCCTGCTCCGAGTCCACCTTGGAAGAGGCCGTTGGTATCCTTGTTTGCATTGACTGCATCCTGATCATAATGTGTACCGAAAATGACACTGAACAGAATTGCGACAATGGATGTATGTCGCATGGTTGTGCAAAGCCAACCCTTGCCGTTCTTACGCGCTGCAGCTCTGAACTGCTCTGTAGTCATAGCGGTAGCAGGTCTGCCCAGCAACGTATTGTTCTTGCCATCATAGGTAGCATTGTTGTCGCCACCACGGTAGTTAGCTGCATCGTTGATGTAACTAACCAGGCGTCCGGTACTACGCTCAATAGTAGCGAAGCCTGCTGCAGAAATACTGCCGATTGGTATCTCAAGATTGTATTCACCTGGTATTGGCTTGATGCCAATCTGTTCATAGTGCAATCCGCCAATATCCTTGATGACAACGTAGAATTTTCTGCCCCAGCCCCACTGATAGTGCCCCTCTGTACCATCCAGCCTTGCCGGTTCACCAGTAGCATACTTGTGGTGGTCCTTGCTGTCGAGCTTTCTGCGGCTGTGGTCATTCTTGACCAGGTATGCGCCAAGTCCGAGGATGTATGGCAACTCCTTCAGCAATTCAAGAGAGCCAATGTATGATGCAGCCTTAGGCGTCGCGTTTGCCGTGTCCCACACTCTTCCGCACCAGGCATGCTGACCAACAGCAAGGTCAGCCTTGAACGCATCCATGCCAATTCTGGTGACATTGCCATTCTGGTCTGTCAGCAGCACGCTCTGGTTGCTGTTGACGGTTGTGACTTTCGTCACGGAATTGAATTTTTTACCTTCCATATTTATTTATAATATTTTTTTTAGCAAACTGTTCCAATCACTATGATACACATGACCTAATCCGTCACTATAATCAATCGAATCCTTGCCCAAAAACAGATGACTCTCATCATCTGTCCCCTCATTAGAGTATATTCTTAAACCAAATTCTGGATCTATATTCACCCGTTTCCTTCCACCAAATCCAAATAAATCCATTGTCGCAATTCGACTCAGCGTATCACCATCTGACTCAAATTTTACCTTGAATAGGTCTGTCATTTCAGCAATTGAACTTGGTAAATCCCAGTTGTCATCGTTAACTGAAGTTGGTCCTCGCATGACAAGGTAACCCTTATCAGCATTCATTTCGATTTCATTCCAGGTTTTTTCATTTCTTGACTTGAAGTTACCTGTTGCCGTAATGTTCTCGAAATTACCACCCTTGCAAACGAGATCGCCGTCCTTAGCTTTGAAGACAATGTTGCCGTCCTTATCTTTCATCTCGATGGTACGGACACCCAGGTTCTCTACCATCTGATATTGGGTGAGGATGATGTGGGCTATGAGGAGTTCGATAGACTGACCCAGTCTCCAATAATGGTTGTTCAGATCAGCTGCAGACCCCGGATAATTATCTGCTGTCTTGACGTGCGTCTTGATGCAGGAATAGGTATTGCCATTATACAATACCGCATCCTTCCACTCTTCACCTTCTCCACCCGCTTCGAATCTGTATCCATTGCTGCAGGTATTCCACAGCTGCGGACCTCGAAGGACGCTGCCCTTCTCACCCTTGACAGCCTTGCGGATAAAATTAATAGTTCTTGTAATTACTGTCATAGACTACTTGACTGATTGAATCGTTAATGCCACGCTGCTGTAACCGGCATGCTCGCAGTCTGCCCTGGTCACAGCAAATGAACTCAGCTGGACAGTAGGCTTGCGTGCCGCTTCGGTGTTGAGGACGACACCGGACCCAGATTTCAGCGTGAAATAGAATTTAGTTTCCACTGCCTCCGACTTACCTCTGACAATCATGCGAGGTGTATAGGTCACAGTGCCATTACCTGCCTCGTCCTCGCTGATAGACTCATCCGCTGGTGTCGGGTTCGGCTCGATGTCATACGGATCTGACGCATCGATGACAGTCTGGAAGTCGAAACCCAGCATATTATCCTTGCCCATGGCCTTGTCGTTGTACACTTCCACCATGAACTCCCTCGTGCAATCAACATCTGATGCCTTGACGGTGAGTATCTTGGCACTGGCTCCTGCAATCTGTTCCCAACCTGTGATGCTATTGACTGCTTTATACCACTTGTAATATAGTCCTGCTGTCAGAGTTTCGTTGCCCTGCGTGACTTTGGCTTCGAGCTGGCAGCTGTCATTCTTGCTACCCAGAACGAAGTTGTGCGTATCATTAGCCGGAGCCTTAATGGTCACACGATAGGCGACTCCTGTGTAAGGGCCAACGGAGATATCGTAGCTAGCCTGAATCTCATCTGTAGCCTCCTGCTGCCCAGAACGCTCTGTGATGGTACCGACCATCCTGATTGTAATGCCGCTATAATTGGAAACCTTAACCAGGTTGTTGCAGATTTTCAGTCCCCAATATAATTGCGAAGCACTTGGTCTGATAATCTCAAAGAGACCGTCAAACAGTCCTGTAGACTTGCCTGCAGAATTGAATGAAATCTCCGTATCATTGAAGAAGTACTTCATGGAGGTTGGTGTACTGATGCCTTCTGCTGTTCTCGATGAGATGACAACGAAGTACAGCTTCGGCTGCGTCTGCGAGAAATCCGGATAAACGGTCACGTCATCCCCATTCTTCTGGTACTCCTGGTAGATATCTCCGTCAGGTGACTGGATCGACGGAGTAAATGTACCCATCTTGGGTATGAACTTGATAGTTGCTGACTTGCTTGCGCTACTCATTTTCTGCCTCCTCTCTCTGCTCTGTCATGATGAATCTGCTGTCTGTAGCTACAGGCAGCTTGTTGCACACTTTGCCTTCCTGCTCCATGCAGGCGGTCTTGCCATCCATAGCGATAGCGCCTATTCTGGACAGCGTCTCCTCGAACTCGATAGGTTCCCCAAGCTGTAGGATATCCTGATACCAGAGAATGAAATTGCCATCCTGCAGCTCAGTTCTGTCCTCGGTCAGCTGAAGCAACTCCACGACCTTGCGATTTGCCTTGATGTATCTTTCCATATACTATATTATAAATGATGATTAGTGAAAAATGAACGGATTGCCATCTGCGTCCACGAAGACCTTGCCGTCGGAATCCATAGCCAGAGCTAAAGGATCGAGGTCTTTAACTTCCAAAGCAAGGATAGCTCCCCTGTTCGGATCCAGCAGATCTGTAGGTACTCTCGGAGACATGCCATGTCCGACAAGGACTGCGTTCTCAAAGTGTATCGAGTTATTCGGTGCCATCCACCAGAGGACCTGCAGTTCTCTGGTCGGGTTCGCAATTTCTCCGACATTGTCAGAGATGGTTGCCGCTGGGTTTACTACCTTCGTGTCGGGCAGAACCTCGTCGACCGTGTCGAGGATATCGTAATCGTAGAATGGTATCCTGCGGACGATATTGACAATTCTGTTCGGTGTAGCATCACTCAGATCTACGCTTGCCGGATTGCCATCAGCCGAGAATTTAGCCCTGCATCTGATGCAGATGCGCTTGCCCATGAGCGAGCGGTCTAGAGTAACCGATGTACCATCGGCAGAAACTTTGATTTCGAGGTCATCTGCTGTAATGGCAGAGAACTGACCTCTATCACGGAGAATCTCCCAGATGAACAGCCTCTTCTCCTTAGCGCACTCCTCTGATCCGAGGCGCAGAGATGCACTGATGACCTGCTTGTCTGTATCACGAAGCGGATTATAGTATCGGTCACCACTCGAAAGCAGCAGCGTCGGCTTGTAGAGGGTCGCATTCTTGCAGTTGATGGAATAGTCCATCATAATTCTGTGAATCTTATTTGTTCGGCTGTCCAGGTACTTCGCCTTGAATCTGAGCAGAATCGGTTTTTGCGGTGCTGCGTTGATATACCAGAGCAATTTTCCAGCATTATCGCCGGACGAGGTGATGACATGTTTTTGGGGTGTCGTAACCAGCGCATTGCCCTCCACACCATTTTCTACTCTGTACCAGGCGATGTCTGTCAGCTCGCTGTTGACACGTCCGCTCGGGAGTATGCCATCTCGGTCAATGATGCTGATGACCGGCTGCAAGGCGCATGGTGTCAACTCGTAATTAGGAGCATACTCATTCTGGTTGGCGTCATAAGTCTGTTCGAGCGGAACGCTGCCTGATACGGACTTGGAGTAGTGTACCTGCAGAGGCGTGTACTTGATGTCTAATCTTTTGTATTTCATCTTATATGTTATTAAACACATTCCAGAGTGATGGAATCATGGGCGACCTCATCGCCCAGACCATCACGAAGTGTAACTGTTGCCGTGAACCTGATTTTGGCCGGAACCCCCTCGCTGTCGACGGAGAGGTCTGACTTGGTCAGGACAATAGCCTTGCCCGCCTTGGAACCGACTTCGAGTGCCCAAATGTTGTCGCTGGTTACTCTCTGTTCACCGGCCTTGTTCTCGGTGTATCTGGTCCAGGCTACGTCGCTGTCGAGGATATCCGAGGTAATATCCTGGCCGTAGAGCGTAGCAACGACAGTCAGCGGAGCTCGGAAGTTGTCAAAATCGTAGATCGTCTCGTCTTCCAGAAAGTCAATGGTAAAGGCTGGATTGCCCTCTATCATCGCCCAATCGGTATTGTTCCACCTTGGTGCGGTATGGGTACCAGTCTTCTGACATCTCCATTTGCACCCAGTATACCAGACATCGGAAGTCTCGTATTTGCCAGTTTCTGGATTGAGAGCTGAGCAGAAATAGTCTGCCGCCTCTGACCAAGGTCCCCGGTCTACGTAATCGACTATCGGTTTGCCTTGATAGTCAATCTGTATGATATCCTGGGTGATGATGCCGGCTGCATAGAGATAATCCCTGCCCTTGACGATAGGAAGGTTGAGCGACTTGACGAATTCAGGCATGTCGCCGAAGGCCATGCCGTAGTTGTAATTTTCAAGTATCGGCTTTGTGACGCCCGTCAGCTTGACGATGCGCCCCTCGGAACTGGAGATGTAGAAGCAGCTCTGCAGCTTTTCATCGGTCTGGTTGCCATATCGGGCGATATTCATGAGCTCGCACGGCGGGAAGTTCTTGCCTGCCGGAACTTCGGCATCAGGATACAGGGTGACTTCGATGTAATTTTTGACCGCGTTGACGCTGTTGACTCTCATCCATGAGGTGTAGTAATCAGCCGAGGTGCCAGAATTGGCTGCCGAGGCGATGTTGTTGACCACACCCTTGATGACGTTGCCCACATGCTGAGCTGTGAAGTATCCACTATACTTGGAGCGGAGGTGTAAGCCATAGCAATCATCGCCCAGACTGTCAACGCTCTCGATGGTGTCGCTCTCTGTGAAGAAAGTGTCACCCTCCTGCGCAGACAGGCGGTTGACAATCAGCTCCATGACCCGCATGTATGTGCGGACGGTGATGCTCTCAACCTCGGCATTGCCTCTGGAATCAACCTGCCCTCCCTTGCCGTTGTATAGTCCGGACACGAAGTCACCGAACTGTGCGCCCGCCTTGAACTGCGCCATCTGCTCGGAGATGAGTCCACGCAGGAAGGTAATCATGCCCTCGGCTGCATCGTCATGCTTGCGGCTGAGAAAGGCTTCGGAGGTTTCGTCAGCACAGAAATGCAACAACGATAGGAAGGCGTTGCCGATGCGGTTTGCCGTGTTGGCCTGCAGGCGACGCTCGTCTCTTATGCCCTCGAAAAGGGTCTGAAGTGCACTCTTGTCTAATTTGTATGCCATTTTACTTTTTTGTTTGCAAAGATAATATGCCGATGGAATCGGTAAAAATACGCTCCCTAGAGGTTGCGTGCAGCTCCGATGCCCCGGAATATCTCGGTAAGGGCTGATGCCATCAGACCATTGTACCGGTCGCCGTAGAAGGTAGCCTCATGCTCGTTGAGCTTCATGACAGATGAGTAGTACTTCTTTGAGAACCAGTCACGGCAGCCTTTAGGTTCGCCACCGGCGATGCGACCGCCCCAGGCTGGGCCTACTTTCTTCGGTTTCTCGAGATTGTTGTCTCGGCGGTATTCATCGCCCAGGAATTTGAGGTCGCCGTTGTTGATGCGGTGGACTTTCTCGCCTCCCTGTGCCTCGGTCCACTTGTACCACTCATGTGCCGGTCCTACTCCTGCAGCTACATAGATACCGTACTGCAGGAAGTTGTGCTCAATGGTTGTCACAGAGCCCTGCTCCAGGTGCGCCTTGATGGAAGCGTAGAGGCGGCCGGTATCGATGGTACGAAGCCGCTCCATGCGCTCTCTCCAGTAGTCGCCCATGGCGTTAGTCCAGCCTCGCTCATATCTGAGGAGATCATCTACTGCTGCGTCTGCCATAGGCTCTCGTCATACTGTATGTCGATAGGTTCGTCTGATGTGACCATGAAGTAGAGTCCTGTGACGCCATTCATGGACCATCTACCCAGCTCGCTCGAATAGACCTGCGTGAGGTCCAGGAACTCCATCTGCCCGTCGTATGCCTCACGGCTCTTGTCGTATAGCATGCGACTGAGGAACTGTCGGAAGATATATCTGCAGATATTCATTTTCGCCTCTCGGTCTGCCATGTCATCGCGTCGGTACCCTGCCAGGATCCAGACGGTATAGACGTTGCGGTCAAAGAAGCCCTCTCCGATGGAATGGGTGTTGCTGTCAACGGTATCTGAGACCATGATGAAGTTGGATGCCTTGCGGAACTGCTGCATGACTCCCTGGATGGAATCAGGTCCGGAGCACTCTGTTGCGACAAAATTATAATCCCTGCAGGTTCTGCACTCGGCAGCCAGCTGCTTGAAATATGCGATGGAATCGAAGATTTTCTCTGTCATGTGCTGTTATTTTAACTATTTTGCCTGTTGTGCTTCCTAAACTCCTCTGCCTCTCGTGCCTTGTTATCAAGCTCTGTGAGGGCAGCCCAGCAGTCGGTATTATAGACTGCCTGCAGTTTGGTCACGTCACCATCGGTAAGTGCCCTGATCTGCGCCTGCATGGCTGGCAGGATGTCCTCACGCTGCAGCTCGCCGCCCTCTCTGGCTGGTCTGAAGAAGTGAGGGAAGTTGGCGGCGAAATACTCCTTGACGCTCGAGAACCACATGAAGACTCCGAGGAGCTCATAAGGTTCGAAATTGGCGGTTTCATCGGCAGAACCATCTGCTGTCCTGTACATGAGATGCGCCATTTTCAGCAGGAATCTGTCCTCCTGCTTGAGCATGAACAGCTGGTAGTTCTTCTCGATATTGAGGTAATCGTAGAAGCTGATCTCGTGAAGCAGGCTGTTTACTGCCGTCAGCTGAACGTCACTTGCAACCTGTAGAGGCCGAAAGTCCGTAAATGAGTCGATGAAATCGAAGTTTTTGAGCAGGGAGAGGATTTCTGCAGCGCTGATATACAGGACTCTCTCGCGCACTTTCCCAGTCTTAGTATCGCCATTTTCACCGCTTTCACCGCATTTAACGCTGCATTTCCACCCGGTTCGGGTGTACTTATGTACGGTAAGACCGCAGAACCTTGCGAGAAGGTAGCATTTGACAACGGTATGATCCTGGAACGTCGACATGATGCTAAGGACATAGCGCAACTGATCCTCTGAAAGTTCCGCCCACGATGACGGCGCCTTGAAATTGAACTCTTGTGTACCATCTTTATGCGTTGAAAACGAAGGCAGGTTTTGATTTTTCATTGTTGAACTCTTTGAAATGGTTAGCCTTATATGCCGATGAATCCGCATATATTGGGAAGTTATCGAGATGTGCATCGAAGTATCTGAGCAGTCTCGCACGCTCGTTGGAGTATGCCGACAGCATGTCGTTGGCCAACATGATCAGGCTGCGGCTCAGCATGAGGCGCACGCAGCCTTCAAACTCATTGCCCTCTCTCACACCTCTGACCAGACACATGATGTCATCCATCTGTTCGTCTGACACCAGCTTGCGAAGGGTGGCGTCTGCCTCCTGCATGGCTGCCAGCTTGGACATCCAGTCCTTGGAGGTCATGCTGGTCTGTCTCGTGAGATAGCAATAGCCCTCCATGCTCCACACAACCGTCTGTATGCCCTGCTGAGCCTGGAGGGTGCTTCCCCATCCTGACACTACGGTGAGATGAGACATGACTGTGTCTTGAGCCACGATGAGGGCTATGCGGCATTGCTCTATGAGTGCCTCTACTCTGGAGGAACTGGCTGGAGTGACCTCGTTGTTGGCCACAACGCCAAAGCCTGTAGGCGTAAGCACGAGGTCGAGGTGTCTGACTACGCCGAGGAAGGCATCGAGGCACACCGCCTTGATGACTGCTTCACGCAGGTCGTCGCTGGTCTCCAGTGCCGCCTCTCCTACCTCGCCCAGTATCTGCTGGCTGAGCCGCAGATAGGACACCTTAAAATGCGGTTCCACCGACTCGAACACCTCAGAGTGCGAACTGGTGGCTGCAAGGATGCTCTGCTCGAAGTCATCCTTGCTGATTTGAATCTTCATTGTTGCCATTGTTTGAAACTATTGATGTCTGTTGGTCCTTATTCTTGTCTAGTGTCGTGAGTTCTATCATCGGCACGTCTACGGTCACTCCTCGGTCGGCATAGCCATTGTAGTGGGAGATGACGTGGTAAGGCTTGCACATGATGTCGTGGCAGGCCTTCTCGAGCGACTGCTTGAGGATGAAGAGCTCTCGCTTGTCTGAGCCGGAATTGTTCATCTGGCTCTTGCCAGGAGTGGCTCCGATGAGGTTGGGATGCACGCCCAGCGAGAAGCAGAGAGCATTGGATGCCTCGCTCATGTCGTCTGCCCAGTCGCCACCCTCCTTCTTGCTGCCCTCAGAAAGGTTGATGATGCGCACCATGCGCTGCTCCTTGCCGTTGGGGTCGAAGTAGTAGCCCGTGATGAGTGCCTTGCCTGCATTTTCCGGTCCGCAGACGAAGTTGATGATGTTGTCCTTCTCCTGCAGGATGCGCTCCTTGCGCTTATCCGGGTCGATGATGTCCTCGTTGTTGCAGAGTTCCTCCCAATAGTCGCGGTGCACCTCTATCTGGATGCGTGGAGCGGACGTGTTCTTGATCATGTAGCGCTTGCCGATACCGATGAGACGGTAGATGTCGTACCAGGCATCGTCGAAGATGCTGGCATAGTATGGTATCGGATAGTACTGCAGTCCGGGTGTCGGGATGCGTGAGATGATGGCAAACTTGCAGTCCTTGCCCATCTCAGGAGCCTTGCCCCTGATGCCGGTATATGGATCCGGAGCCTTGCCCATGCGCGCCATGAGGTCGCCAAGCGGGTCGTAGAGGTCGAGGAGCGGGATGACTTCGGTGTGGACAGGCGACATGACGTTTCGGAAGTCGCCGAAGAAGACATGTTCTATGCGCCCCTTCTCATTTGGTACCTCCAGTCGGCAATAGGAAACGTCCTTGTGTCGGATGTTGACTATCTTGGAGTGGTCACGGCTCAGGATGATGACCTCTACCGACCAAAAGAAGAACTTCATGTCGGTGGCCTGCTGCATGAAGACCTCGTGGATGGAGTTCTTCAGGCAGAAGTCGCGTATCTCGCTGTCGGTAGTATCCTGCTTGGTCTCCCGGTCCATGAAGCGCACGCCCTGGACGTAGCAGCACTGGACGTTGAACGCCATGGCTCGCTGCGCCACCATGTTGCGGCGCAGCAACTGCTGCAGGGTGTATGGCATGTCGTTGTCATCGCCATAGTTCACATACTCGAAGAGCTTGCCGTCTGAAGTCTCCAAGATGCCCGTGGTGGCATCGCCCACCTCTCCGGAACCCAGGAAACTGGTATCCTTCCCATACTGCTGCTCGATGGTGGTGGAGTCTGTTACCCTGCTCACGCCCTCTGCCACGAGAGCGTAGCGACTGTAGGAACCGCTGGTTCCTACTTGCTGAAGCTGATATTTTTTCTGTTTCATGTCATAAATATACTGGTAAGCCCAGGAACTGGTGAATGTAGATGTCCGGAACGGTGCGAACCTCGGCATTTGCCGGATTGACGAGGCGGTGGAAACCGCCACGCCAACTGCTGCCCCTGACCAGCCATCCTGTATAGTCGACGGTCTTGCCGTCTGATGTCCACGCCTTCAGGTTAATGGTAGAGCGGTCTCGCTCTGCCTTGGCAAGGAGGCGCAGCACCTCTGTGAGGTGGTAAGCCGTGCGTCTCATCAGTTAAAGGTGTTATCAAAGGTGTTGTCGAAGATACGGCCGGCACGCTGCAGGTCAAGCACGTTGTGCTGGCGCTGGGCGTAGGTGTAGCTGAAGGTGAAGCGTGGCACGCTGTCGCGCAGGTTGTCACGCTTGGACTTGGAGTCAGAGAGGGTGACACGCTTGCCCACCTTGGCAACGCCGCCGATGAAGTTGACCAGATAGACCTCATCTGAGCGGAAAAGATCATCTGCCCAGTTTGCCATGTCTGTGCCCAGATAGCCCGTATCGGCGTTGAATGTGCGCTGCTCTGTGATGCGGTAGTTTACCCTGATGCCGCCCATGTAGGCTGCATCGCGGGTGTACTGCGGGTCTACTTCGTGCTTGCCTGTGCAGTAGATGAGCTCCTGACAGCCGAAGCTGTTGGTGAAGAGCAGAGTAGGCGCCACATCACGCTCCTCGCTGTCTATGATGAAGGTCATGGAGCGTGAGCCTGCCTCTACCACGTAGTAGAGAAGGTCGGTGCCCTCTGCCTCGAATCTTGACGGAGAAACGTCGATGGTGGTGTAGATGTCATTGCCGCCGGTGGCTGGTGCGGTAAACAATTTTGTGGTTTTGTCGGAAAAGTGTGCGGTGACTGTTGCCGTGTCCTTGCCCATGTAGTGGAGATATTCAAGTCGCCCCATGTAGGTGGTCTTGTGCCCCTCCAGCAGGGTGAGAAAGTGGGTATTGAGGAATGTAGAGCAGTCCACGCCCACGATGTCTACGGTAGAATAGTAGACCTGCAGGGTGGCTCTCTGCGTATCGGTGACTGTAGCCGAGTCGGTGTCTCCGGAGTCCGGAACCTGTTGCTCGGCGATGGTGATGGTGGCTGTGACTGCCAGCCTCCGGCGTGCATAAGGACGGAAGATGTCGGCAAGGTCGATCACTCTGACCTCTCCATCGGCAGGATAGAGATACTCATCGTAGATGATATCATCACCTATATTGATGGTGACGAGCAGGCGGGTCTTGGCCGTAAGAATATCGATGTCGGGGATGTTCTCAAGGAAGAAACTGCCCGACGGAAGTGATGTGATGGTCATATATTATCTTTTTTGATGCAAAGATAATATGGAGAGGATAAAAATAAAAATACGGCTGACTACCCTCACGGGCGGTCAGCCGTATCAAAGCTTTTCAAAACTTTGTAAAATTTTTCGTGCTGCAAAGGTACGAAAAATTATGCATAACACATGGTAGTATAATAAAATATATGAGTTTTTAACTTAAACCAGGCTGTCTGGCCTGACAACTCTCTCCCAGATAGCCCATGCCACGGTACCGTCTGGCTGCGTGGCTACATAGTAGCCATGCTCCTGCAGATACTGGTTGATGGTTTCTATACTGACACCGCCCATGTCATCAAGTTCCGTGGCGATGTCCTGGGTGGTCTTGTAACTCTTCTTGTAATCAAGACCGGTGTCTTCATCCTTCACAGGGAGGCAGCTGCGGAAGTGGAAGTAAGCGTCGAGCAGGTCCTTCTCAAACTGCTCGCTGTTGAAATTATCTGTATTGCTTGGCATAATCTTTAATTTTTAAATGGTAAAACTTAAATGCTGTCACCAGGGTGTAGGCGGTATAATGCCGACTCATAGAGGTTAACCCAGTAACCGAGTCGGGAAGCCCAAAGGTCGTATTTGGTCTGAAGTCTGGTAACACGGTTTTCCTCTCGCTCCAGTTCACTGAGGTATCTGCCGACAATGCGGTGGCAGTCCAGATTAACACAGTATCTTGACTGAATCTTGGCATACTCCACCAGTTTGTACAGTTCCTTGCGCTTGGCTTCAAGCTCCCACCAGCGTTTCATAAGCGCATCGCGGATGCGACGGCGCCTGAAATATAGCAAGAGAATGTCTCTCTTGACTTTCTTCTTATTCTTTTTCATCACTCACTCCTCCTTTCTTGTCTTTGGTCCAGCCTGGGTGCAGGAGTTCTGCTTCTGCTCCCGTAAGTACCCCCCCGCTTCTCGGTATCTCTCAAAGATGTTATGGCGGTCGCTCTGGATGGTATTGTTGTTGAGTGTCCAAAGATTAGTCTCCTCGACCTTCGCCTTATCTCTGCAAAATCCTGCCTCATTGCGAAGCTTTCTACAATTACGGAGTTCTTCCTGATATTCATTTTTGGCCTTCTCGAAAGCATTACGGGCACGGCGGTAGTTTTCCCCTGCTTCATCCTCCATGCGTTCAATACTGTCCAACGAGCTCTCGTAATTCCGGCTTATAACTTGCAACTCTGCCTGATGGCGCTTGCGCTCGTCTGCGGCTCTCACGATGTTCTCCTCCAGCTGAGCATGAAACAGCTCTGTAGTCATTCTGCTCACCATCATGCTACCTCCCCTCCGAAAATGAAACCACCAATCATGACCATCGCCATCACAGCTGCGAAACCAACCATGGTGAGCACAACCTCTCCATAGGTCACGGTCTCCTCGCAGATATAGCTGAAGGCCTCACTCTTGGTCTTGGCGAGCTTCTTGATTTCACACTTGAGGGTATTGATGCCCTCCTCTACGCTGATGCCTGCAGGTCTCACCTGCGCATCACTAATTAAAATTGAATTCTGCATAATTGCCATCTTATAACCATTATAGACCGACCTTGATGTATAAATACAATGGTGGCGGTCACATTCACCGTTGGTTATAAGATGGTAGCTTTCCCAGCGAAGGGCAAGTATCTTACGGATCATGCAACCGCCATATTGAAAAGACCTTTTTCCCGCTGCCGGGAAAATGATACTTTATAGGCATAAAAAAAGCCCACGGCGTGAAGCCTAGGCGAAACAGTCGCCATCGCTGAGTAGATTACTACTATCTTATAACCGATGGCAAAAGTACGAAGAATAATTGGAACCGCCAAAAAAAAAGCGAGAAATTTTCATTCCTCGCTCATTTTTTTATTTATATACCATATTTCTCTACTATTTCCACCATCTCTTTCTCCTCGATGACTCTGATATTAGCTCCTTTCTCATTGAGTTTTTTTATCTTTTCCATCTTGGAAGGTCCTGCTCCCTCACCTTTAACTACGATATTCGTCTTAGCCGAGATAGAGGAATTGATGTCAGCACCGCAGTCACGAAGTCTGAAAGCCAGCTTCTCTCTATCTGGGAAAGCCGTAAACACTCCAGTGATTACCACCTTCTGGTGGAAGAACGGATTGTCCTTGTTATTAATTTCCTCATCAGCCAATGGCTGTTTGACTTCTCCAGTCAGGCTCTTGTGAGACTTATAGTCAGGCTTCTCATAATGATGATGTGTGACATCAATGCCTGCACCTTTCAGTACAATCTCTGCACAGGCAGTTGCATCTGCTAATGCGTCATGATGGTCGTGCATCTCTATTCCCATCAACTCACACATCTTCTTCAACGAATTATTACCAGGTAATAATCGCATGGTATCAATAATCTGATATCTTGGCATGTCAAGGTTGTAAACTTCAGCTAGTCTAGAAATAATATTAGCTTCAGTACCCTCATTATGGCAAGCTATGCAACCACTCTGAGCGAAGCTTCTCAGAACTGGGAAAACGATATCCCAAGTTGGTGCATTCTCCACCATCTCTTCTGTTATGCCATGCACGAATGTGTTTCGCTCTGTACGCTCATCAGGATATGGCTTAATTAAGCTATAGAACTTCTGCATGATTACACCATTTACTACTTGTACCATACCAACTGCGCATGCGCTAGTCAGCTCGGGTGTCATTGTCTCAAAGTCAATGGCAACAAAATTTATATTTCCTTTTTCCATAAGTTTGTTGTTTATATCAAGTGCAAAAATAGCAATAATATTTCAGACATTCAACCTCACTGACAAAGTATCTGCAGGGAATATGTTTTAGAGCATAAAATCGGGGTATTGAGGAATGAAAATGGAAAGAGCGAGGAATAAAAAAGCCCCCGATGCGTCACGCACGGAGGGCTCAGAGATCTTTACTAAAATTCCTACATAATTATATGAAAACTGTCAGCGAACTAAATCACGGCAGTCTGCATTTCTTGTGAAATCTGACGCAGACAGTCCAAAATCTGCTGCTTGCGCTTCTGGCTAGGTTCATGCTTACCCATGGCATACTGGCGCATAAGTGATGCATTGACACCCGCCTTTTTCGCCACTCCGCTCATATTGAGGTATGAGTAATAATCGAAGAACGAACCGATGTCAAACCGGAACACAAACTCCAGCTCAGGCATCTGCTTGCCCTCCTCTTCAAGAAGCTCCTTGATTTCCTTCTGCGCCACATACATATCCTCAATAGCTTGCCTGGCTGTGTTACCATACCCCGCAAGTGCAAAGTCTGGAAGTTCATCAACCATGAAGCAAGAGAAATTCTTCTCCTGCTTGCCTTTCTCTACCTGTATCGTTACTTTTGTTGCCATACTTTTAAACCAATTAAAAAGAGACCTTAAAACCAACCACTCCATCCGTCTCAACGAACTTGGTCAACTAGAGAAAAATTGCCGGGCTTAAAGCCCGAGCAATCTTTCTAGAATACTGTCGTAAGTCTTTTTAGGGACTTCCCGACTGCCATGCCGTGGAACCGGACATTTGAGTCCTGTAACAGGACTATACCAAACGTCGTGATTTCCACCATGCCGAACAACGAAGCATCCCGCTCGGTTCAGCTGTCTAACTAGTTGACTAGTTTTCATCTTATGTAAGGAATTTAATTAATTAAAAGATCTCTTTGTCAGAAAGACGTTGCAAAGATAACAAAAAAGTTATGTTCTACCAAATAAAAAGATAACTTTTTTGTTATATCCAGTAAGATTTAACATTTGGGGAAGAAAATCTAGGGTTTGAGGAATAAAAAGGAATGAAAGTGTAATGAAGTGGAAAGAAAAGGAATGAAAACGGAAAGATTTCCCCGATATTCTCCATTTTTCTCCGATATTCTCCGATTTTCTCCAGAAATGACCGCAAAAACGACCGAAAACGACCGCGAAAACGACCGCGAAAACGAGTCATCCGGCAAGAGGTTGAGGAATGAATTCCTTGAAAATTCCATGATTTTCCGCGTATTTTCCTCGAAAATTCCCCGATTTTCCCCGAAATTCTCTGATTTTCTCCGATTTTCTCTGATTTTCTCGATTATTATTCCTAACTTTGCGGTGTTTTTACATTATAATGTATATTAAGGTATGGAAAGAAAAGAATTATTTTACGACATTCTAGTCACACTGGCCAATGCTTTTTGCGCCATCGTGTCTGTAGTATGTGCCCTTATAATTTTACTGCATTGTAAATAGTAAGGGCAAGTGTTATCAGCATCGACACAAAAGAGACCGTAGCACTAGCTATACCCACGAACAGCTTATACTCCTTCAGTTTCTCCATCAGTTTTTGACGTTTGAGGTATCTAGCCAACCCCATTTGTGCAGCCTTGCATCCCTTGTCTGTAAGCTGAACCCTCCAATCGTAATCTCCTGTATAAACTATCAAGCCATCAATCTCCAACATAGTTACCACATCATTGGCAAGAACTCTGTCATCAGACAACTCGTCAACATAAGCTAGCATTGACTCTCTGACCATTGCGGTTTCATTTGAAAGAAGTTGCTTAATCGTAGCATCTGCCACTCTCATCTGTCTTTCGGAATAAACCATAATAAAAAAATGTTTTAATGTGAACAATAAGAAGTCCCCGGCACGGCTCTGTGTCGGGGACGGTTGTGTGAACAGATAACCCTATGCTAACTGCAAAGAGCTAATGCGTTGTCCAATCTCCTGGACGGCACGATTGAAAATATCTTTCTGCTCGGAATTGAGCGTGTAAACATGACCGCGAACCTCTGAGCCATTGAGACGCTGAGAGAGCCATGCTGCGCTTTTGCCGAAGTAATTCTGTGCGATGTAACGAAGTGGCAGCAACTTGTAATCTTCCTCTGCAAGCTGCTCACGCAAAGTCAGGACTTCACTCTGAAGCTGCTCCATCTTTTGGTTGATGAAAGCCTTTGCTTCCTCTCTATCACTATCATCAGCATTTAATTTGATGTAGTTTAAAATTTCTGTTTTGCGAGCTTCGCTCTTTTCGTCTTCCTTGCCTGCAAGAGAAGCGTATTCCTTAAGTAAATCCGTATTATTATTCATATCTTTTATTTTTTAAATCCCCTCCCGAAGGAGGGGTAAGTTTTTACTTCTTTTTTCTTTTCTTAATCAGAACTGAAAGCTGGTCTAAAACGCTGTCTGTAAACTTCCAATAAGTTTCATCATCAATGTTGTAAGCCTTTCTCAGCCTGATGTAATCACTTAGCAGTTTCTTCTTAATTCTAATCTGCTTTTCTAGCTCTTCTTCATTCATCTGTTGAATTTTAAATTGTTAAACATCTAGTTATCTATTCACGATGCAAAGATACATAAAATTCTTTTAATAACCAAATAAAACATAAACTTTCTTTTATGATTAACTCATTTTTAACATTTCATCCCCATCAAACACGGTTTTTACCTCTTTTTCTCATCATTCTTGAATGATGTCAAACAATGTTATCACCGCTTTTACCCCGAAATGCAATGTAGGGGGTCGCTCGAAAACGGCTCGTTTCTTGTGGCAATTTCATGGAAATTGGCATAAGTAGCCGTTTTCGAGCGGGCAATCAATGGCAATTGATTGCAAAATTTGGGCATTCTGCACAAATTTTCCACGGTCATTTTTGCCAACTTGCTGAAAATCAAGGATTTTTGAAAAGTTGGAGCAAAAAAGGGCGTGCCTTGCTGTAACTATACTCCCCACCGCCCTACGCTCGGAGGCAATTGCCACGGCTGACTGGAGCGGTATATGTAAGGTTTTTTTCTTGTGGCAATTGCCTCGTTCCCCGACTGCCGTGCCGAATTGCCATCGCCCTCGCTTATCTCTATCCCCTTCCCTTTATCCGCGGTTATCAGCAAGTTTGCAAGCAAGAGAAAGGGCAACGTGTTCCTGTCACGTTGCCCATGGTGCCTATAGTCTGCCCTTGTCGTGATAGCTGTAGAATGCTCCATCTGTTACTATCACATGGTCCATGAAGAAGATGCGCATGACTTGACAAGC